CAGTATCATAAAAATTAGAAAAATATTTTTCTCCGTATGCCATGATTATCCAGTTATTCTTGCTCTAAAATCACTTGCCCTTTCTAAAGCTAATATTAAGTCTTGACCTCTTAAAGTAAATTCTCCTTTACCACCTGCTGATGTATTACCTAATATTTGTGGTAATCTATTAAGTGGTATTACTGCCTCTGCACCTGCCTCTCCTACTATTCCTGCAACTGGGCTAGTCACAATACCACCATTTGCAAACATTGTAAAACCCTCACTTGGAGTTCCTAAACCTGATACGGATTTAAAAACATCAGCAAAACTTTTTCCAGTAACAAGTGCAAATATTGCTGAAATAGCTGTCATTATTGCTAATTGTTTTAGCAACTGAATTATAACTTTTTTAATACCTTTTAAAAAATTATCAAAACCTTCAGGATTACTTAATGCGTCAAAAAATAAATTCATTCCAGCAGTAACTATATTTGATATTAAAGCAAATTGTTTTTGGTTTTTTTCTGTTTCTGCTATAACATCTTGTAATTCTTGTAATTTTAATTTTGAAATATCAAATCCTTCTGCCATACCTCTCATGGTAGGCTCTAATAAATTAGCAGTATCATTTAATAAGAATAAATCAAACTGAACTTCGTTAGTTATTTCTGATAAGTCTTTAAAACTTGTATCAAAAGTTTTATTAAACTCTTTTAAGGTATCAAAAGTTTGTTTTGAGTTATCTCCTTTATCAAATGTTAAAATGTTTTTTAATAACAAGTCTTCTTGTTTTGGTTTATCAATATCTTTGCCAAATAATGCTTGTGAAGAAAATAAACCTCTCATTACTTTAGAAGCATCTTGTCCTGACTTTGTAAAGCCTTCCATAGATTTTTTATTTCTATCTATACTTCTTTGTATGTTATCTAACTCTCTAGGTGCTACTTTTCCTAAACTTTTAAATGCAGTTATTAAACCATTTGTAGCATTTACTAATCCAAGCAAAGCACTTTCAGCTACTGGAATTGTGCTATTTCCTAATTGAGCTAAAGCCTTATCTAATTTTTGTGAAGTTGATTCTTCAGTAATTAAAAAAGCCTCATTAGTTGCACCTAGCGATTGCGTTAAATTATCAAATATTTTTCTTGTGCCATCAGCGTTTTCACCCATTAAATCTAATACTGCTGATAATGCTCTTACATTACCAAAGACTTGTGCCGCCGCTTCATCATTACCTTTAAACTCTTTTTGTAATGTTTGTAGTGTAGATAGTAATCCTTTTTCTCTTAATTGTGTTCTTAACTCAGCAGAACTTAAACCCATTTTATCTAATGCTTCTTCTGCTTGTTGAGTAGGTTTTAATAACGATGCAAAAATTCCTCTGATTTGTGTAGATGCTTCCGCCGCATTTGTACCAGTTCTAGAAAGTGCCGCAAACGCCGCACCGACTTCATGAAACTCTACACCCATAGCTGAGGCTAATGGTAAAACTCGTCCCATTGATTGTGCTAACTCTCCTGCTTCTAGTTTACCTTCACGAACCGCAGTAACCATAACATCCGTTGCATCAGTTGCAGAAAGATTTGCTGAACCATAAGCGTTAAGTGCAGAGGTTGCTAAATCAGCTACAGTTTTAGTTTCACCTAATCCTACTGCCGCCGCCTTTAAAGAAGCCTCTAGAACTTCCATTGCTTCACTACCACGAAGACCTGCTGACGTTATAAAGAATAATGCTTCTGCCGCTTCGTTTGCACCCCTACCAGTTTTAGTTGCCATTTTTATGGCAGTTTCTCCCATCTTATCTACTTCAGCACCTGCAATACCTACCAATGACTTTATTTGTGTCATTGATTTATCAAATTGTTTTGCACTTCTTAATGCTTGAACTCCTCCTGCTGCTAACGCACCAACAAAAACTAGCTTCATTGTAGAGGCTACACCTTTCAATTGTTGTTGAAATCCATTAACGGATTTTTCTGATTGTTTTATGGAATTACGGAAACTGGATGAGTCACCAGTTATTTTATATTCTAGTCTTTCTCTGCTCATAAGGATAATTTGTTAACAAATATAAATATTTTAATACTTACGTTTCTTTCCAGTTTTTTCTATCTTATCCCACTTGTCAATTACTTTGTTTAGTTCTTCTTTAGATAATGGTTTTGCTTGAGGCAAACCACTTGTTTTATCCTGTGGTAATTTGAATAATTTTTGTGGTTGTATTCTCTGTGATGCCTTTTGTGCTTTAAGATTTATCATCATAGTAGCGACATATCTAATCCTCTCCCATTCTAGATTTTGTTGTATCTGATGCGATTCAGATAATCTTATATTTTCATTTAATGTATTATTCCAAAATGTGTTTGGATTTATTCCACATTGACCAATGTAGAAATCTAGTATTAATTCCCAAGCGTCTTTGTCTACTTTTTTTTTTGATTCTTAGAATTTCTTTCTATACCCATGTTAAGGTCGTTACCTAATATTCTAGATTGTGAAAGAGTATTCATAACTTTGGTAAGTTGCTCTGAATCAAAATCTTCAAGCCAAGAGCCAACGTCATATATAGTATAATCAATAGTGTTTTTTTCTTCTTGGTCATAAGATATTAATCCTGAATATACTAATGCTCTAATCGTTGATATGTTTATTCCTGAAGTGAAAAATTTATCTAAATCATTAAGACTGATATTTAGTGTCTCTGTAAAATGACACCAAAAATTCATAGAAAAATGGAGGGTTCTTTTTTTCCCTCCAATTTCTATTTCTACGTAACCTCTTTTACTATTCATAAAGTAAATCTACAATTTAAAATTGTAAATTAAAAATTATGCGTTAGTACCAATAGTTACACTACCAGTTGAAGAAAAACTTCCTGAGTAAGTAACAGGTGCTTCACTATCTGCACCATATTCTATAGATGTTAAAAATCCATCACAAGAATATACAACGTCTCCTGAAAGTGCAGTAGCAAATTTGCAATTCACTTTAGTTCTGTTGTTGATAAATACCATTAATTCTTCAATATTTGTCGTGTCGTCATATGCGACAAAGCCGTCAAAACTCATATCCAAACTTCTTACTCCTGCAATTATTTCTCTATAACCACCTGAGTCTTTTGAGGTCGCATCAGGCGTGTCTAAAGTATAACTAATTGAGGAAGATGTGGTATGTCCGATAGTGTCATAATCACCACTATCTGCGTTTTTAATGCTTAGTACAACGGTAGTTCCGTTCATTAAACCAGCTGAAGGCATAATATTAAAATTTAATAGTTAAACATATAATACTACAAACTTAACTAAAGAAAAGTAAAATTATTTTTATTCTGCAACTTGTAAGGTGACAGATGTCGGATTTATTTGAGATTCAATGTTAGCGTCTAAACTTGTTTTCATTTCAGCAACCTTCTCTTCACCCATTGTAGTTTCACACCATTCGGTCACAATAGTATTCGTTAAGTCTGCGAAAGGTATAAAGTTCTCAATGTCTTCTGTAGATATAGTTTCTGTACCATATATACTTGAAGTATAAGGGTTATCATTTGCGTCTACCTCTGAACTTGTAGCAGTTATACGCCAATGTACGTTGTATACAACATCGGTTTCATCATCAAAAGTTGGGTAGCAATCTACCGTTCTGCAATTCCAAGAGTAAGTATTAGCCATAATTTTTTATTTTAATTTATACAAATATAATATTTTTAAATTTCTTTTTCTAGTTCTTGAACTCTAGCTTCAAGTTCTTGTATTGACTTTAATAAGATAGGTACTAACTTACTATAATCAACTTGTTGCATATCTTCAGCATCTTTATTACCACTAACTGCTTGTGGCACTACTTCTTGAAGTTCGTGTGCCATTACACCATAACTTCTTGTATCATCTGCCTTCCATTTAAAGTCATACATTTTAATTTTTGATGCAATCTCTAAAGCATTGAAATCTTTTAAATCTTCTTTTAATCTGTAATCTGAAGAAGTGTTGTATGTAGTTGCAGAACCACTTGTTGAAATATTACCTACTGTACCATTTGTATTATCAAAATATACAAGACCTACAGCAGAATCTGAACTTGAACTTAATTTTAAATATTTTCTATCTACACTAGAATCTACAAAAGCTGAACCACCACTACCATTTGCTGGTACTGTAGTATTTCCAATCAAAACATCACCCCCACTAATACGCATTTTTTCTGCTCCTGCCTGTCTAAATGTAATTGGTATTGATGGGGAGTTAAAATTCATTGCTCCACCTACCATATTAATATACCCAGTTTGTGAATTTGCACTTCTTATTATTGCAATTCCACTATCAAACCCTGAATCTGAAGAATCTTTTACCATTAATCTTGCAGTAGGCGAATCAACTCCAATTCCTACATTACCGCCATTTGGATTCAATAAAAGTGTGTTAGTATCACTTAAATCTCCAACACTTGTTGATTGTATCCAAGCTCTAGAAGAAGTGCCAAGACCAAAATCTAATACTGCACTTAAAGTAGAAGCAGTTGTTGAGCCTATTCTAAATCTTGTACCATCACTTACAGTAGTTCCTGAAGTTGCAGGTAAAGCCGTACTGTTACCACGAACATCTAAAAATGTTACTGGTGATGAGTGATTTACACCAACCAATCCCCCACTTGTAATACGCAATCTTTCTGTATTTCCTGTAGAAAACGTATGAGAACCACCACTATTGCCAGAAGAATTATAATCTACATTTGTTCCATTTACTTTTATAAAAACTGATTGAGTAGAGTGTCCTATATTAGCTTGATTAGTGTTGTCAGTTCCAGTAACTGTAAATTTACTTATAGGCGAAGTCGTTCCTATTCCTACATCACCTGCAAAAGTTGCGTTACCTGAATTTTCTATTGTTAATCTTGTTGCTCCATTAGTTCTAAATAACATATTACCAGAACTAAAATCTAACTGTAAACCATAAGATGTATTAGCTAAATATAAATTTACATCATTACTCCCATCATTTAGAAGTAAATCGCCTGTTACACTAACCCCTGTGCTTGTAGTTTCAAACTTTTTAGAGTTGTCGTAGTATAATTCAACTGATGAATTTTCTATAAATCTTGCAAAAACTTCTGATGTTGATGGGGACTTAATTTTTACTTCACTTCCTCTAATTGCTAAAAGACCTGTTCCTTCATCTGATATTACACTATTTGTGCCATCGTGATAAATTTGAAGGTCATTTCCTGTTCCAAATATTGCTTTTTTAGAATCTGGTAAACTTATATCTCCTGCAAAAGTTGCGTTATTTTCATTTATACTTAATTGGTTACTATTATTAACTGCAAA